TAAATACTGAGAACTCTAAAGAGTACTATATAATACTATGTAGAAAAATATCATAAATTTTCATCAAAGTCAACTACATCTTGAAAATGAATATACTGAGAGTTATCAAAGACTTCGATGTCTTCCTCAATACTTTTGTAACAATAGTTACACAGATCTAAAAATTCTCCGCTTGCACTGGCTCGTCTTGTTGACTCGTAATCGTTCAATTCAGCATCACATGCTTTACATCTCATGGGCATCTCCTTTAACGGGGTTCACTGTCCCTAAAGAGTATCACAAATCAACACAAATAACAAGGGTTCTCTGTCCCAAAAACAAATCGGGGTTCACTGTCCCATTAGAGTCTTTAGAGCTGCCGAGTACCTCGATATCGGCAAAAATTTTTTAATTTTTTTTCTTGAATGCGAATCATTTGCATCTGTAATGAGAATGATTTGCATAAAAATTTTATTCGCTCCTGACAAATGCGAATCATTCGTATTTAAACCGATCCGAAATCGCAACGAATGCGAATCATTTGTATTTGCAAATCATTCTCATTTGGTGTTTTGGCACGATTGATGCTACACGCGCCCGTTTCGATTAATGTTTGATTTTTAATTGCGTTTCGTGTTTATACTGCGCCCGTCGTAATTTTGCGGCGTAATTTAAGGATACTGAAAATGCAAATCATTCAGAAAATCAAATACGTGTTCGGTCTTGAATCAGAAATCGAACGGAATCATCGCATCGCACGGGAGCTGGTTCGCTCTTACTTTCCGGAATCGGAAATCGTGTTCTGTAAAGAATCGAACGGAACAGTGCGCTTCGCCGTTTCCAAATATTGGGCGGAAGGGTTCTATCGTGTTCGGAAATCGCTGGACCGTGGTCTGGGATCGAATCACGAAAAAAGTTTCGACCAAATCCATTGCGGAAAGATCACGATTGCGGTTGAGAAACGACCATCCGGAAAAATTCTTTGGAATTTCTCAAAAGGGGATATCGACGCATGAAGCCGTATGAAAACGATTTGAAGATTGCGAAAAATCTTCTTGGAATTCTCTTTGGGGAAAAGCTGGGCGACGTATGGTACGAACGTTCGGTCTTGCATGAAGACGAAGATCTGTACGAAATGATTGATCGGAAATTTGGGTTCGATCTTCCGGAAAATGTCGTTATCACTACCGAAGGCTGGCGTTCAATCAATCGTTCGTGCGCCGATTACTTCGGAATCAATCGCTGGGACGATTCGACGGCTGGTAAAGCCTATATCGATTACACGATCGGATACCGCCCAGAAACGCCCTATAGCGTTTCAAGCTATTACTTCGAAATTCAACACAGGATGGATATCTAATGAGTAACCAATATATGAAAACACTGTTCGACGTGTACGTTGGCAATTATGAGCTGGTTTCCGGCGTCGTAATGGATGGCGTCGGGGATCTTGAATGGACCATCGATAAAATGCTTCGGTACGGCGTGAGTAAAGAACACGTCGCCGATTTCGTTTATGACAACTGGAACGATCCGCACGGATGCACGGATTGGCACTTTACGGATTCCGACCCGTTCACGGTTACGGTATGTGTTCACTGTTCGACGAAGACCGCACGCGACGAAGCGTTCGATGGCGACATCGACGACGAAACACGCGCCGCTATTTCTTACGCTTTACACGAAGAGGATTAAAACATGATCACAATTCAACCAAATCCATATAGCCCGACTGATCCGTATCAGTTCACAATTCAGGTTCCAAATGAGGTATCAGGAATGTCAATCAAATCATTTATGGATGGCGACCAGCCTATATATGCAAACGCCCATCAAATCGAAGCCCGTTTCACGCTGGCAGGCTTGGACGGATATCGTTCGCTGGCAGATTATCCCAGAGACGGAAATACCCTTCGTTATCTGTTCGAGACTGAAGGCGAAGCCGATTTGGCCGCCGCAATTATCAATTCAATGGAAGGGGATTATTGATGAAACTTTTATCCATTAGCGGAAATACGAAGATTGAGAAAACCAATCGCAAAGCCGGTAAATATCTGTTCGCCGGTCTTTCAATGTTTCCCGATAGCACGATCTGCCCAGCTTCGAAGATCGCCGGTTGTTTCGATGATTGTCTGAAATCAGCTGGGCGTGGAATCTTCCGGAACGTAGTCGCCGCACGTCAACGCAAATCGGATTGGTGGCGCTCAGATCGGGATGGATTCTTGGACCAGCTCAGAGCTGATTTGAGCGCCTTTCAGCGTAAAGCGCATAAAGCCGGTAAGACGCCGGTAGTGCGCTTGAATGTCATTTCCGATATCGCATGGGAAGATTACGGAATACCTCAATCGTTCCCGAATATCCGTTTTTATGATTATTCGAAGAGATCGGATCGGTTCATTCAGAATCTGCCCGACAACTATTATTTGACGTTCAGTTATTCCGGCGAAGCCCGTTTCGTGAAACACGTTGAGCGTGCGAGACAACACGGCGCAAATATAGCTGTCGTATTTTCTGGCGGTTTACCTTCGCAGTTTCTTGGTCGCCGTGTTATCGATGGCGATGAACACGATATCCGTATCGATGATCCGAAGGGAATCATCATCGGTTTACGTGCAAAGGGACCAGCAAAGAAATCATCAAATCCCTTCATCGTTCGTAATCCAGAACTCATCGGAGCTGATCATGGTTGATTTGATATTTACTGTCGCCGCTATTGCTGGCGTTTCTTTGGTGCTCGGTTTCGCCGGCTTAATTGCGGAGCTGTTCCTGAATGATTGAACTAATGGAATTGTGCATCATCGGCTGGCTGGTATGGCATACGTTCGATATGTGACCAGCTGAAACCCACCAATCTAGCCCGCTATTAATGCGGGCTTTTTTATGCCTGCAGTATATGTAATGCAGTCACTCAAACCAGCTGGCAGCATGTAGCTCTGAGCTATTCTAAGCGCCGTAGTGCGACGTTATCGGTAAAGTAATAGGAAGATACCAGCGACAATATAGCGCCGCTTAGAACGGCTTAGAATTGGTCGCATGATTGGTGCTGGTCTGTGTTGGTCTGTGTTGGTCTGTTCAGGCTTCAGAGGGTGCTATCTGTCCCTTCACTTTTTAGCCTTTGCAGATCTTTTTTGTATTCTTTTCTTTGCTGTCTCGGTTGATCTTGGTTGATCTTGGTTGATCTAATTTGACTACCAAGCAAGGATCATGCCAACTTAGATTCAAATGCGAATCATTCGCGCTAGATTGATCTGCAAAGATCATGCCAGATCTACGAAGGGACGGGGGCCTGCCTAGGCTAACAAATTATTATTATAGTACCTGCTCAATTTTGCAAAGTAGTCAATTTAGCCTATATAACCAAAAAAGGTATAAATATAGCTAAATTATACGTTTTAATTATATGTTATAATGTAACATAACTGCCTGATTAGCCTCATAAAAGGATTTTGCAGGCTATCTTGGCGTCTTGGCACAGAAATTGCTTGACTTTTTAGAACTTTTATGTTACAATAGCGGTGTAATGGAGAATCTGTGACAGACCATGATGACTGAAGAAACTGAAATTAAAAAGCGTGGCCCCGGTAGACCAAAAAAGGGTGAGATTGTTGCTAAGAAAAAGGGCAACAGAGGTGTTCGAGGTAGACCTCCCGGAGACGCTGCAAGAATTAATGAATTTAAAGCACGATTGCTTGCGACTTCAGGTGATCATGTAATTAGTAAAATAATACAAATTGCTCAGAATGATGAGCATCCCGGTCAAATGGCTGCATTGAAGATGTGTATGGATCGTGTATTGCCTTTATCCTACTTTGAAAAGGATAAAATGTCAGGAGGTAAATCTTCTGTGAGCATCACAATCACTGGAGTCGGTGGAGAAACTAAAATAGTCGGCGATGACTCTGATGTCATTGATGTAACACCGGAGTATCATGATGAATAATGACTTGATGGAATTGGTCAAAGAAGATTTGATCAGACATGAGGGATATGTTACTGAGATCTACTTAGACTCAGAAAATTTACCGACATTTGGCATCGGTCACTTGGTGACTGAAGCTGATATGGAGCATTCTTGGCCTGTAGGCACTCCGGTAACTGATGAAAGAATTCTACAGGTGTTTCATGATGACTGTAAGACCGCTTATACGGACGCCTGTGCTGTTTTTATGAATCTTGCTAGCCACCCTACTGATGTACAAAGAGTCTGCATTAACATGGCTTTTAATCTCGGCAGAAATCGTCTTTCTAAATTTAAAAAAATGATTACTGCGGTCAATGAAGGTAACTATTCTACAGCCGCTGACGAGATGATTGATTCAAAATGGTATCGTCAGGTAAAAAGACGTGGTGAAGAGCTTGTAGAGCTTATGAGGAACTCTCAGAATGGCTAAAACATTGTTTGAACTTTTACAAGAAGAAGGCCGCAGTGTATTCCCAGCGCCTCAGCGTTTTTTTGATCCTGCTGATAAAGCGTACAATCCAAAATTAGGTGGAATGTTTGAATATACACCCGGAGGACGGTATCTTGAAATGGGGCCAGAAGGGCCTAAAGATATTACCGGGCAGCGCCCTAAACAAGCTGTGATTGGAGTGACCGGCGATGGTAAACCAATCATGAAAGTGTCACAAGAGCTGGATACTACAGGCGAAGTTAAAAAAACTGGACGTAAAGTAAAAACCAATTTGTTTAAAAAGAAAGCTGGCTGGAACTGGACAGAAGTTCCTGAAGGGTTTAATCCCAACCCAGATAAAAACTTTCCACTTGTGTCCGTCGAGGACGGTAAAAAACACTACTACACCGTGCAGGCTGAGTTTCCTGAAGGGGTAGATTTAGAAAGGTATGAAAAATCAACTACTGAGCCTCGCTTACGACCTACGAAAAAAGGCGAGCTTGAGCTTGGAGACAAAATTGGTGAAATTGAAGTTCGAGGTAAAACTCATCCGGTCTATAAAGCGATTAAAATCTTTGGCCCAATTGGAGCTGCTATTGGGGTAGGGCTATCTACATTAGGTCTTGCGGAAGATGCCATGGCAGACGGAATTGATCTGAATGCTGCGCCGGGTGATCTCTGGAATATGTTATCTCCATTAGGTTTCGATATTCCTGAAGTTGGCGAAGGCTCGGATGTTGTACCACTTGATAAACCAATGTTTATTGATCAATACGTAACAGAGGACGATCTACTTGGAGGTTCCTTCTAATGGCTGAAGGAATGTTCGACAGTGCTCTGGAAATGGGCAAACAAATCGCTGCACCTTTCTTCATCAATCGAGAAGCTGCAGAGTACGCCAGAAAGCTACGTATTGCTGAAGACACCAACTACGACGAAATTGACAACAAATATGATGCAATCCGTCATATCGGTGGAGCTTTAGCGCTCTACAGCCAATATCCAGACTTCTTAGCGGATCGAATTCTAAACGCTAAAGAATGGATGAAGGACACAGAACGTGGTCATGAAATGGACTACCACAACAATGCGATAGCAAAAGAATTGTATAATATGCTTGATGCTGAAACCGCAGGTAGTTTATCAACAGAACAAGCGTTAGAGATTGCAAAGTCTTACATTGAAGAATGGGAACTTGCTGATAAAGAGAATCGTACTATTGATCTTCCAGATTCAATGCGCCCTTTATATTACTACAAAGAGCCAACAAAGCCCCAGAAAAGCCCGTTAGAACCTGATCAAGGGTTGATGAAAGGAAATCTGTGAGTACTGAGCTTAATGTAGAACTTCTGCCTTGGCAGCAGACTGTATTTAATGATGACACTCGTTTTAAGATCGTTGCTGCCGGTCGTCGTACTGGTAAGTCTCGTCTTGCTGCTTGGATGTTAATTATTAACGCTTTGCAGACTGAACGTGGTCACGTATTCTACGTAGCGCCAACTCAAGGGCAGGCACGAGACATTATGTGGACTACGTTGCTCGAACTAGGCAACCCAGTCATCACTGGAAGCCATATTAACAACTTACAGGTTAAGCTGGTCAATGGAGCAACCATTTCTCTAAAGGGTGCTGACAGACCAGAGACAATGCGTGGTGTATCCCTAAAGTTCCTAGTTATGGATGAGTATGCGGATATGAAGCCCTCAGTGTGGGAAACGATTCTGAGGCCTGCGCTTGCTGACCAAAAAGGCGATGCGATGTTTATTGGTACGCCTATGGGAAGAAATCACTTTTACGAGCTGTTTAAATATGCGGAAATGTCTGGTGATGAGACTTATAAGGCGTGGCATTTTACGTCTTATGATAATCCACTTCTTGACCCAGAAGAAATCGACACCGCTAAAAAGTCAATGTCATCCTACGCTTTCAGGCAGGAATTCTTGGCATCTTTTGAAGCGATGGGTTCTGAGATATTTAAAGAAGATTGGATTAAGTTTGAAATTGAAGAGCCTGAGTTTGGTGATTACTATATTGCGGTGGATTTGGCTGGTTTTGCGGATGTTGAAAGCGCGACGAAAAGTAAGAACAAAAAACTGGACCAGACAGCTATAGCGATTGTCAAAGTCAATGAAAATGGCTGGTGGGTTGCTGACATTGTTCATGGACGCTGGGACATTAAGAAAACCGCACGTAAAATCTTTGAGGCTGTAAACGCATATCAACCGGTTGCTGTAGGTATTGAAAAAGGCGCATTAAAGAACGCTGTATTGCCCTACCTAACAGACCTGATGAAATCTCAACAACGATTTTTTAGAGTTGAGGAATTAACGCATGGTAATAAAAAGAAAACTGATCGTGTTGTCTGGGCTTTACAAGGCCGCTTTGAACACGGGAATATCTGGTTGAACGAAGGTGATTGGACACCAACGTTTTTAGATGAGCTGTTTCAGTTCCCTAATGCGTTAGTTCACGATGACTTGGTAGACGCTTTAGCCTACATTGATCAATTAGCTAAAGTAGCTTATTACTACGAATACGAAGATAACGATTTTGAAATTTTAGACCCTGTAGCAGGATATTAATATGGACTACGAAAACAATTCAATTGACCCAACATCCCTTGAGGGGTGGGTAATCAATAAATGTGATCAGTGGCGTGATCATTATGAATCAAATTACAAAGAAAAATTTGATGAATACTATCGTTTGTGGCGTGGTATTTGGGCTGCTGAAGACACAATGAGAAATTCAGAACGATCTCGTATTATTTCTCCTGCATTGCAACAGGCTGTAGAGTCTGCTGTTGCTGAGGTTGAGGAAGCTACGTTTGGCCGAGGCAAATGGTTTGACATCGAAGATGACATGATGGATCAAGACAACATGGATGTCTACCATCTGAGAACACATCTTGACGAAGACTTTAAATTTGTTGCTGCTCGTAAAGCAATTGCGGAATGTGTCTTAAATGCAGCTGTATTTGGTACAGGTGTTGCTGAGATTGTTGCAGACGAAGAATTAGAACTGACTCCAGCAACTCAGCCTGTACTAGAAGGAAGTATGCAGGCAGTCGGTGTGATGGAACGCTATCGCACTGTGTTTAAAGTTCGCCCTGTAATGCCTCAAAACTTTTTGATTGATCCTGTTGCTACAACAATCAAAGATGCACTTGGTGTTGCAATTGACGAGTATGTTCCTATTCATCAAATTCATCAGGCGCAGGAAGCCGGTATTTACCGGAATGTGTCAGTCGAAGACACAGCTGTTGACATTGATTTAGAACCAACTCAGGACTTAACAATCTACACAGACGATAAAGTCAGATTGACTAAGTACTACGGTTTAGTGCCTCGTGATTTGTTTGAATCGGATGCCGATGAAGGCGAGAAACCTGCAAACAAGTCTGAGTACGTTGAGGCAATTGTTATTATTGCTAACGGTGGGATCTTACTGAAAGCAGAAACAAACCCATACATGATGCAGGACAGGCCAGTTGTTGCATTCCCTTGGGATGTTGTGCCGGGTCGCTTCTGGGGCCGTGGTGTTTGTGAGAAAGGCTACAACGCACAGAAAGCCCTTGACACGGAACTTCGAGCACGTATTGATGCCTTGGCATTGACTGTACATCCAATGATGGCTGTGGACGCTTCTAGGCTGCCTCGTGGAGCTAAACTTGAGGT